TTAACTCCCTTAGACTTGATATTTTAACGCCTGCTGTTGCCATGTTTTATATCCTCAAAACCTTTTACTTATTTATACTGATTTATGTTAAATGATAAGACTATCTATATTACTACGATAGTAACTACACCGGCTTCAGAGATACCGGAAGCCGTCGCCCTGTAAGTAAACTGATCAGTACCTGTGAATCCATTGTCAGGTGTATATCTAAAAGTGCCCGAACTTTGATTTGTTACCGATAAAGAACCATGTTCTGGGTATCCTCCAGCAGCAATAGCGTATGACACATCATCAGATTCGAACAGATCATTCGCAGATACAACAATATCAACAAAGTTATCACCCAAAGATAAATCAAGAGTTGATGTTTGATCGATCGCGTCGTCTCTACTAAAGACTACAACGGTAACAGTCTGTCTTACACTACCACCTCCAGTGAGATTCGCTTGAATCACAAAGGTGTCTGTGCCATACCAGTCATCATTAGGTGTGTATGTCCACGACCCTGTCGATATAATTCGACCAGTTGTTGTTGGGGTATTCGCAGTAAGAGCAGTTGTCGCCACCCCGTTTGTAGGGTTCGTTGATATCTCTAACGAAGTAACATTTCTAGGGGCGTACTTAATCTTAAAGTTTGTGTTCGTTATCGTACCGTCTTCTGCGATACTACCTGCTAGACCTTGTGATGAAAAAGTCTCGACAGTAACAGTTTCAAGTATATCTGTGGTGCCCAATTCGTAGAAGTTAACATTCGCTTGGGTTATAAGTGCGCTGGACGAAGAGACTTCTTTAAATAGACTCAACTTCATTTCGAAGTCTAATGTGTAAATGATTGTTCTTCGGGCTTCGATAAGCCCATCGTAATCGTCACTGAAAGTAAGACCCGTCAATGATATGGGAGTGTCTTCTTTTGTATCGAACTCAGATAAAGGCTTGACCGTCACTGTGTATTGAGGTGTGAAGTAAGGTAGTATCTGTTCTATAATCTGTAAAGAATCGTCCTGTGATTTAGCATACACATTCAACTGAAAACCAATCGTGTAGGGTACAGGAGTGTATATTGATTGTGCTCTTGTGTCAAGGTTATCCGGAAAGGTGACACACTTGTTCATCTTAGGGAGTTGTCTTGACGGATCATAATTCATCGAAAGTATTTCGAATGACATCCGAGGAAGTTTGATCGCAATCTGTCGTTCTGCTTGTTCCCCATCATCCATCGCATCGATTCTGGCGAGAAAGTCTCGTTTAGGTGCGTATGACAAAGGCACCTTAACCTGACTGATAATGTCACCCGCCGAGTTCGATCTTACAACATTAATGTTATTGAAGAGTGAACCGAAAACTGCGACTGCTTTTCGTATTCTCTGATGATAGAAATATGTGCCAAACATTATGCAGGATCTCCAAACGGATTCGATTCAGAAAAATCAAGAAGACCAGTAGCAACCGTATCAAACTCGTCGTTCTGATTACCGTCTTGTAGATCTCCCTCACTTTCACTAGAAGGCACGCCTCCAACACCATCTTGATTTGTTATTGTATATGATGTAGTAAAGTTGTGATACAATCCATCGTCAGCACCCGCGTGAGCAACCCACACCTTATACTGTGATGATACAGACGCATCTATCTTAACAACATCGCCACTAATCGTAAAGCCGTTCGGATTCTCTTGTGTGAGAGTATCCCCGATCTCAAACTTACCGCTTGTCTGAGCCAAATCAAATGTGAGTAGTCTCTGGTAAGCATGATTAGATTCAATATTATCTAGTGCCAAACCAGTGTCGAAGTCTTCGTCGTTATATTCAAAGAGTTCAGCACGAATTCTAAAGACAGGCAAATTCTTAAGTTGGTAGAAAGGATTCTCGGTCTCGACCTTTGTGATTTCAAAGAAAGAATCAGAAAGCGTCAGATAGATTAAATCACCTTCTCGTGGTCGGTAGAATGGGGTATTGTCAGTGTTCTCATAATATGAGATTGCGCTGTTCCATCTTCGGCGCGCCACAATGAATGATGCGGCATCACGTATCTCTACACCAAACTTTGAGAAAAGGTCACCTTCGCCATCAAAACCTTCGACGTTTTCAATGTACATCTCAATTCGATAAGCATCATCGAATCGTGAGGTTGTGTCATCACTAAAAATCGTGTCTCGTTTGACTATCTCGCGAGGCAGGTAATAGACATCTTGACCATAGATCTTCAAAGATTCTATGATTATATCTTCGTACAACCTCTGTTCTTGAGAAGTGCCTTGTGTGAAATATCTATTAATTGCCATGCTAACCTACGAAGAAATCGACAGGAAGTTCTTGCTCGGCTCTTAACTTTTCTTCAAGTTTTTCGATATCTGCTGTTGCGTCTTCGAAGATCTGTCGACCATTCAGTGTAACACCTCCGGGCAACTGCATCCCTTCAAACTTGCTGAGGTTCGCACCCCATTGTTGTTTGATCAATGCTGTTGTATAATCCTTAATGAACATGTCGTTGTAGATACTTGTATGCGAATCGGGATTGATTGTCTGATAGATTTCCGCAACAAGATAGTCGCCTGCCTTTAGATCTTTGTCTTCAAAATCACCAAAGATATACAGACGATTTTGTCTACGAGAAAACTTAACCTGAGGGTTGCCATGTAACTGCATATCGATCATGCTCATGTATTGTTCCATTTGAAACAAATACGAAAGATCGCCTGCAAAACTAATGAAGTCGCCCATATTGTTTAAAAACATCTGATAACGAATGTCGAACATATTGCCCGTCGAACCGTATGTCGATGTGAAAGGGAAGACTTTCGAAATAAATATGATATCAGAAGATATCGGAACATACTTGTTTTCTACATCTTCGGCAGTAATCAGATACTTTAAGTATGTGCGAACAGTAGCGTCACTATGAAACTCCTGATACTTCTGAATAGCATCATCAACTTTATCTTCCACTTGATCCGGATCAACATTGATTTCGAGCACAGGTTCGCCGAGCCTGCGCAAACAGAAGTCAATTAATCCTTGTCGTGATGATGGTGATGCCATTAATTTCTCCTATTAACCCCAAAGAATCGCGCCAGCAGAATCGTAAATAACGAGTCTCCTGCCGGAAGCATCTAGGAATTGACCTCCAAATTGAAGATCCGATCCAACATAAGCACTGTCGGTTGTTGTAATTTTTTTCACTATAATAGCATTATCGGTAGAGTCGCCTCGCGTCGTTACCGTATCGAGAGTATCAACTTCCTGCCCTAAAATAGACGCTATTTCTCTAAACCCAATTACATTATTATCATCGATCGATAAGATGGTAGTTTCGGTGGGTTGACTTGAAAGATCATTTAAAATTAATTGACCCAATGTCAGCCGATTCAACCCTGCATTGTATGTCAGATTAAGATCGGTGTTTACGCTGTCAGCACCCGATGAGGACAGTGTAAATAATAGGTGATGTTCTTGATCGAGGGTAGTGTCAACGACCGTTACAGTGTCTGCCACGAGCGCCGGCGATGCGCTGGCAACGACTTCACCCGTAGATTCATCAATGAACAAGGATAAAGTTGTTGAACGACTATCTACATTACCAATAAAGAGTTTGTTTCCAACATCTATATCTGAATCAAAGACCGTCTTCTTGTTTAAGTTCCAGGTATCAGTTCCCGATTTGTAGAAGAATTGTGCGTTCGCACCAGCAATAGTAATACCCGCGCTATCTGCGGCAGCAGCATTTGGTGCGTTATCTGCAAGAACAATATTCTTATCGTCGATCGTAAGAGTGGTCGAGTTCAGTATTGTTTCGGTGCCATTTATGGTCAGATTACCACTGACAACCACATCACCGTCAAAGGACCCTTGGCCACTAACAACCAAATCACCAGAAAAAGATGCACTATCAGCAACAAGGGTGCCGATCTGAATGGAATTAGAAGTGACACTGCCTCTTCCAGTAACCGTATCAAGCGTATCAACTTCGAAAAGACTACCGTCTAACCGACGATATCCGACACTGTCGATCGTTCCGTCGAGAGGGCTCCCTTTAATGAATAATGCATATTGAGAAGATGTGTCAGCCGAGTCTAACCCATCAACCTGAAAGGATAAACCACTCAGTGTTGGTGCGGTTGTAAAAGACCTAGTACCATCAAGAGCAGAAATAACCAAAGAACCCGCCGAGTCCGGCGCGCCAAGATTTGGTTCTGCTTGATCAAGTGACAGATATGTGTAACGGCTAGAATCAAGATCACTAGATGACCTTAATTTTACTCTTCCGCTAATGTGTTCTATTCGTTTAGCCATTTAGAGATTCCAGATAACTTAATACAAGTTTCATGTTAGATCCAGATCCCGGAGAAACCGAACATCGAATTTTATTCCCTTGTTCAACAATCAACTTACCCGTGAGAAGACCGGCTGCATCATTTGGATAGATAGGAAAGTCTTTCGCAAGTTCCGTAGTCAAAGAATCCTCGTTATGGTAATGCGTGAAAGTAACTGTATGTTCCGCCGTGTCGATATTAGCAACTTGTGCCATCAAAACAATAGCCGTGATACCGTTAGGAACGGTATACATAACATCTTCATCACCAATAATGGGTCCTTCTGGGATAACTTTGGTTGTTGTTTTAAATGTATTTAATGGGACTGCCATTGATTAACCCTCTAGTGCTAAGATGTATGGTGTTAGAATTGCGTACAAAGATCTTTCGAAAGTTTCACCTTCGATTGTACCCGCCTGTCTACGGATTGTTAACCCAGAACCAATTCTAAAATCACCCAATTGGTCCGTACTTGTAAATACTACAAGACCTTCATTTGTTGCTGAATCAAATATTACTTCTTTTGTTGCGTCTGGTACACCACCGTTCTGAGGAATAGCAGTAAATGTGTTGGTACCTGCTCCAACATATTCGAAGGTGTGTGAACTTGATGTGATTACCGATCGTTGTCTAAACGTGATTGCTTGATTTCGAATCATGTCTTGATTTAGAGGCGGTTGAAATTGGATATTATATACACCAGGACCAACAGAATCAACCGAAAGCACAGTGTAATAATAATCTTCAGAATCGAACTTCATAGTATCAGCATAGTTCGGCTTCTTATAAGCACCGAGTGTGCTTAACCAGTCAGAAGAATCTGTGTTAACAATATTGTTAACCTGAACTATATCATCGTACAATAGTTGATCTGAATCCAAGACCCCTTGGTAAAGAACTGAACTACTACCTGATGCGACAAGACCAAAGTCACCGAAACTCGTGTTAGAGTTTGTGATAGAACATTGCCCACCAGTCTCAGCACGAATCGATGTTGCGGTTGATATTGTAAAAATCGATACTAACTGTGCATAACCGCGATTAAGTAGATAAACGCCTGTACCAGCCGCGTTATACTGTGTGAATGCGTCTGATACCATCGATCGCAGACCCCATGCTTTAGACCCGTCAATCTTCATACCAACACCGTCAGTAGTGATAGATGTACAGTTTTGTACATAAGGCGACTGGATAATAAAAGGGCC